CATCTTATCTATATTTCTAGGGTCATCATCAGAAAAACCTATATTTGGTAGTATTTCATTGTTTTCTACATCATTTTTGAAAAATGCTTTTTCACCTATTTCTTGAGCCATTTCTTTACAGTAAGATATAAACTCCCTCATCGCTTTGATTTTCCCCTCTTCAGGATTAGTCGCAGACCCCTCACCGAAAGACACAGGATAAAATCTACAAAGGTCCAAATACTCACGTAATTCTTTTGGTGTCAGAGCCTTTGCTTTGTTTTCACCAGTAACTTCATTACCAATATTTCTATATCTATAAAGGTTTTCAGCTAATGTTCTACTATTAAGACCATTCTTATTAGCCATTATTAAATTATAAACACCTTCTTTTAAAGTCTTTGGGTTGTGACCTCTTGCTGTGATGATTGAAAAAATGGAACCTCCATTAATACACTCAACAAAATCATTCCAAGATGGTCCAACAGACGCAACCATTGCATCCAATACGAATCTCTTATCACCTTTAACTCCAAAATTTCTAAATGGGTCTGGTGCAAAATCTACAACAGTAGTTCCCTTATAACTAAAAGGTTCTTTTCCTATTTGGTGTCTGTGGTCTGCAAAGTCTTCAGTAGACATCGGTACTTCTTCGTCGTTTTCACTAAGAACTATGATTGATGTCGGCATAAACATTATATTATCATCCCAATCAAATGCATAGTATTTCGTGTCGGGGTTACCTTCTTCATTAAACCCTTCATTCAATCTTTTGACTCTTATGAAATCTTCTATAACTTTTTTAATTCTCATTATTTTTTAAGTTTTTCTAAAAGTTTTTCTAATTGTGATTCTGTAATGATAATATTTTGTTTTTTATCAGCAAAAGTTTGTTTTCCTTTAGTGTTATATCCTAAAGATTCTTTGATTAATTTTTTTTCTATTTTCATAGTTTTATGTGTTAAATAATTTATGGGGGATATTTCTACCCCCCACTCATTTTATTTTTTAGATATTGTCAAAAGACGCGCCTGTTGGTGTAATGACAAACTCGATGTCGATGTATTCTAACGCTCTTGTTGGCTTCAAGAAGATTTTACCTGTCAATGTATTTGAATCTAAATCTTCAGGTGTGTTAGATACTTGAACTCTAAAGTCAATCAAACCCCTATCTCTTCTAATTTGGTCTAAGATTGGGTTAACTGAATCCAAGAAGTCTTGTCTTACTTTGTTATCGTTTTGTTCGAACAACAATCTGATGGCTACCGCTGAAATCAATTTACGTGCTTGTAGTAACAATCTTCTTACGTTGATTCTGTCAAGTGCAGATTCTCTAACTTGCATTGTTTTGTTACCCCAAATCACTGTACCCACATCAGAGAAAGTTGCAATTGGGTTGATTCTACCTTTGTATAATACATCTCTATCTTCTTGTGTCAACTTACGTCTTGCTCTAATAGCATTTACCAAACCTCTTGTGTAACCCGCTGATGCGAACCAAGGGAACGCTATGTTATCAGTTAACGCTAAGTTTCTAACAACTTCTGAAGTTGCTGGAATATAAATTTGTGTGTTATTAACTGTATCTCTTGTTAAAATCCAAGGATAGTAAGTTGCTGTGTAATTTGAATCTATACCTGTTGTATCTAAATTATCTACCGCCTCTTGTGGGTAAATTAAACCTTCAGAGATGTCTTGGTAAGATGGTAAGAACATATTAAAGTCAGGTGTTGTTGCAATGTAAATTGAATCTGCTCTATCTGTTTCAATCATATCAATAGCATCTTCAACCAAGTTTGAGTTATTAACATAATCAATACCAGGTGTTGCAAATACGTTGATGTTTGTTGATTCAGGGTTTGCAAAAGTTGATTGACCCCATTTGTATGCGTAGTAGTCAGTATTAGCCCAAGTTTCTTGGTTAGGTCCTGAAATTTGTTTGAACGCCCCCCATCCTGTTGCTGTTGGGAATGTTACTGAACTTGCTGCCCCAAATTTAAATCCTGTTTGACCTAATGCGAATGTGTCACTATTAGTTCTATATTCTCTATAGATATCCCAACCATCAAATCCACCATATGCTAATAAAGTAAATTTACGTGAAATTAAATTGTAGTATGGATTAGTATTATCACTAGGTTCAGAATTAAATGACCCCGCACCTACTTCAAATGCCGATTGACCTGAAGTTACATATGAACTTGATACCGTTACAACAGTAGCTCCGCTATCCATGTGGAATCCTTTAGTTAAATAACCCCAAGATGGTCCTGTTGTATCAGTAGCGATATTATTTGGTATTTGTTTTCCTTTATATTGAAAGAAGTCGTAGTCAAAACCTGATATATTAGATATACCTAAGTATGCTCTTCTTTTATTTTCACCACTTGAGATAACTGGGTTATCACCTCCACTCGTCGAACCAAATGGTGGGTTATAGATAACTTCACCTGCTGTGTAGTATTTAGTTTTGTAAGGTACAAATGGTGGAGTTGCGTTAGCATATTGTCTCATAATGTAACCCTCAAATCCACAAGGTAGTGCGTTTGTAGGAGCTTCATCACTCATTTCTAACATTATATATTTAGACTTAACTTCATATTCACCGTTAGATGTTCCAATTTTATTAGCAACATAATTATTTTGAGTTGGGTCCAATGAACAATTTGTAAAACTTTCTAAAACTCTAACATTTTGGTCGTTATCAAAAAAGTCTCTTACAAACACATCAAATGTTCCATTAGCAAATGATACATTTCCGATTGAAAGTTTAACGTATGTGTTAGCAGAATTACCGTCAGAAATAAGAACAAATTTAAATAATTTATAAACTGTATTACCTCTTAACTCAGATACAACAAAAGGTGTTTCTGGAGTTTGGAATTGTTCTAAATAGAATGCAATTGATTCTGTAGTTGGTGAATATCTAACACCAGGTAAATCAACTAATTCACAATATAAACCTCTAATTTGACCTGCTCTATATCCTGTTTGTAAAAGTGCGGGATATGTCTCTTCGATAAATAAAGGAACTTCAGTTCTGTTTTTACCAAAATTAGTTGCTCCAAATACATTACGTAAATAATTTTTAGATGTCGATAACATAGAAGTTTCAAAAGAGAAATCATTACCGTCATATGTCACACCACTAATTTGGAATGTTTCATAAGGGTTTTTAGTTACTGCCGAGTAAGCTCCCGTACAATTCATAGTAACGTCAGTTAAACCTGATACTTGATAGGAAGGTCCTTTTATTGTACTACTATATGTAGACACCCCTCTTGACCTTAAAGTTGCAACAACCATATCATCGTATGTTGTGTAAGGTGCCCCTGAATAAGATGTAGTAAAGAAACTTACTGAACCTGAATATACACCTGTTGATGAACTACCTGATATTGTTGACATAGTTGCCCCCATACCTTGTCCAAAATATGTGTTAACGTCATTTGTACCTTGATAGTAATTAAATAACCCATAATACCATGAGTCATTTACTGTTTGAGCACTTAATGATGATGCTGTTGCTCCCGTTATATTTCCAACACCAAAGTTTTCACTGTAAGATGTTACTACACCAGTACCATTTAATGTTACACCGGTTGTACTAGTAAATGTTGATGCGGTTACTGTCCCCCAGAATACTGAAGTTGAACCTGAAGTTGCGGCACTTGTAGAGTAAAGATTTATTTGACTGGAAATATAAGTTTGTAAATCTGATGCTATTGTTGAGGTTCCCCCATTAAATTCCGTGTAAGGTAAATAAAAATTACCATTAACATTAAGTGTTGATGGGACTGACAATAATGTTACGGTTCCTCCTGTATTTCCTGAGAATAATACAGTAACAGGTCCTGTTGTTCCAGTTACTTGTATAGTTGCGGGGTTAACGTTACCTATTGTTACAATAGACCAAGATGGTCCAGCGTCGTAACCTGATAAACCTAAGACTCTTGTCACAAATAATTGATTTGATTGTGATAAGTAAGATTTAGCAATATATGCCAATTCGTATTTTGGAATTTGTGTATTAACAAATTTTTCAGGACTTGTTCCTCCAAAATAAGTTTGGAACTCGTCAAAATTTGTTATAAAAATAGGTTCAAATGCGGGTCCTTGTAGGGTTTCACCTACTACACCTAAAGTAGTTACACCAACACTCTGAGCCACAAACGTTAAGTCTCTTTCTGATGTGTAAACACCTGGAGAAACGAAAACCTTATTAGATGATGCCATGTCAATAAAAGTATTTTAAATTTATTTTTTATATATAAATACATCGCCAAATAACAAAAAACTTTACATTCCTATAATATTTATTAGGGAGTAAGAATAAATTCTGCCTTTTTTCTACCTACTATGAAAAAACCTGTTAAGAAAATAAAAAACCTAAAAATTGATTCAGAAATACACAATCAGTTAAAAAAATATTGTGATAAAAACGGTTTAAAAATTTACAAGTTTTTAGAAAAGTTAATTATGGAAAATTGTAAAGAAACAAAAGATATCTACGGAGAGTAGTTAAACCAAATAAGCTACTGTTTTTATTTTAGATTCTAAAATTAAATTTGATTTGGTCACAACGATTAAAAAAGTGTCCCCATCATTTATTTGTATTGTTGTTAAACCACTACCTACATAGTTTGAATTTAAATAGATGTCATAAGAACTTATGTTTTCAATTTCAGTAACTTTTAAATCTACGGTGTATCTAAATGTTTCAGTTAATTGATTGTTTCCTGCAACAAACAATAAATCTAAATCAAAATTGTCAGGTCTTGGTGGTTCTATTTTAACTCGTTTAGAAGAAGTTCTAGTTTCAGTTTCAAATAAAGACACTTGTCTTGTAATTGCGGGTGACACTTTAAATTCGGCTTCATCTATTAACAGACCTTTCATAATAAAGGTATAATTGGCGATGTAATACTTTCTTTTTTCTAATTCTTTAACAGACTCATCGGCAACACCTTCCATAACAATTGGAATATAGTGACCTTTGATTTGTGTGTAAGCCTGTTTTGATGTAAAAGTTTGCATTATAATTTTATTGAACTCATTAAGTTCA